CAATATTGAAAAATGATTCTAAATTTTGGGATAAAAAACTAGTATATTATACAAAAGAATACGAAAAAATAGTAAGAGACCGAAAAAAAAAAGAAGAGATAAAGGTACGACCATGTCCTCCAGGGTCTACACGAAATCCTAAAACTGGCCGATGTAAAAAAGATAAAGGTTTAGTTCGTAAATCAGCGAAAATGAAAAAACCATGCCCTCCTGGTTCTACCAGAAATCCTAAAACTAAACGATGTATTAAACCATGTCCACCAGGGTCTACACGAAATCCTAAAACTGGTAGATGTAAAAAAGATTAACAATTTACTTTTTTTTCTCTGTTAATAGTATAAATGCCTAAATTAAAAAGATGTAAAAAGGGAACTTATAGGTCATCTAGAACTAAAAAATGTCAAAAAAAGAAATGCAAAAGTAATGAAGTTCGTTCCAGAAAAACAAAAAAATGTGAACCAAAATCTAAATCAACCAATTCATATGAAAATAACTATAATTCAAATAATTTTAATAATTCCTATAACGATAACACACGAGAAAAAGATTTATCTAAAATGATAGATGATAAATTTAAAAATAAATTAGTGACATTTTCATCAAAAAAAGAACATTTAGCAAAATTTATATTTTGGTTTAAAAACGAACCTGATAATACGCCTGATGGTCAAGGGTATATGTTTGAGCTTCCAAATACTTCAAGAAGTTTAAGTGATGGATTCAATAAAAAGGAAGAAAAGGACATTCGTAAAATGTTTTCTAATTCAAAATCAAAAATTAATAGCTTAAGCTTTGCGGATGGATACCAACAACTTAATCACCCTACAAAATTATTAGAGAGAATTTTTCCTCTCGCGAAAGGAGGAAAGGGTCCAAAAATTACTAAAACATCCGTAGAATTGCAATATCTTTTTCCACCTGATGATATATTCTCTTTCTCAAGAGTCTGTGAATCTAATCGTGGAAGAGAATGGAATTGTGATCCCCAAGTACCTATTTTATGTGTTGTAGTCGAAAATACTTTTATTTTAGATAAAACCTGTGTGAAAGATGCTATAATTGATAGAACTCTCCCATATTCGTTAGTTAATGACTATGGACAAGTGTACCATGGTCCTGGAAGCACCCAATGGGAAAATGGTGAATTACACTTTAATGTCAAGGATTGGGGAAAACATGCTATAGAGTTAGACCAAGGTGATATGGACGGCGTGTATGCTTGGAAAGAAGGTGGATTTCATTTTGGATTAAATGACAATTGTTTTAAAATCCTATATTAATTATTTATTTCGATTCAGTTCAATTTATTTAAAAAGGTGTTTCTGGTCTAGAACTAAGCCAATTTTTTAATTCATTTAATTCACCTACTGTTCTCACTATATTTTTTACTTTAAGATTATCTGTAGAAGATAATGCTCCGTCTTTATTATCAAAAAATTGCGTAATAAATGAAAATAATACTATATCTGCTAAACTTGTTTTAGTTCCAACAGAAAAATTACTATCTTCATGTCCCAACAAATTATCTAATAATGTCATTTTTTCAACTAATGTTTCAGAAAACCATTCTTTCATTCCATTTTCTTTTTCTTCAGCTGGCAATTTTCTTACTTTTTGATATGCATCTTTAAAATCTCTAACACACTCACAAACACTATCAATTCTAGCAGCTTCTAATGGTGTGTCTCCCATCATATTATACTTTCTTGCTAAAAATCGTTCGATTGACTTAGATTGTGCTACTATTTGTCCATCTACTTCTAAAAATGGTAGTTTATTTAATGAATGAACTAATTTTCCAGCTTCTTTATCATTTTCAAATTGAACCTTTTCCATATTGTGAGTAGCCCAATCAATTACTTTTAATGGATATCTAAAATCTTCATAATCTACACTATTTAAGGCTAAAAGTAATCGACTTGTTTCAGCTAATCCACGACCATTAAAATATACTAACTTCATTTATAAATATCTGTAATAAAAAATTAAAAATATTTCTACGCACTAATATAGTTAAAATTAATGTCAAATGGAATTAATAATTTTTTAGAATTAGGATTTTTAGAGGATAATTCTTTTATAATATTATTTACTAAAGCATATTCATATAATTCAATTGTTTTAGTAAAATAATTTAATTCTGTTATGGGAGAAAACATGCATGAACCATGCTTTTCATATTCGTGTTTCCAAAAATCTGCGTTTTTTTCTAATGTTGAATACCAATATTTATTTAATTTATCCATTATAGGTTTTAATTTATCTATATTAAAATTAACAGCTTTACAATATGATGGATATGAATTTAATGAATATTGAGGCCATAATCCATGAATACTATAACTTCCATCATCTTCTTTTATCAATGATAAATAATAAAATTTATTACTCATTAAATAACTATTATACAATTCATAAATATACGATAACATATATTAATGTATTTTATTTTTTTATAATAATTTTAATTTAATTTCTTTGTTTATAATATATGAATTGTTTACCAAGTTCAAAACCAAAATATGCGTCGAGACCTAGCCCACCTATACCTGCAAATGAATGTTTATTAAATACAGTTAAAAAAGGACATGATGGACAATATTGGCAAGTTAGAAAAGTTGGAAAATCAAATCGATGGGTTAAATGCTGGTCAAGCGAGAAAAATGATGACAACCGACAATGCCGCGATAATTTACCAGAAAATCAATTTTGGGATAAAGGCGAATTAAAGGATGTTGTAGCATCTAAAAAACGGACTCCATCACCTAAAAAAAGGACTCCATCACCTAAAAAACGGACTCCATCACCTAAAAAAAGGACTCCATCACCTAAAAAAACTAGCCCATCATCATCTAAAAAACCATGTAAGCCTAATCAAGAACGTAACCCTAAAACAAAACGATGTGTAAAAAAATGTAATACTGGATATGTTAGAAATGACTTATTTAAATGTGTTAAAGCTAAAACAACTAAAAATACTTCTAATTCTAATAATTCTAAACCAAAATGCCCTCCTGGAAAAGAGATTAATCCTAAAACTGGAAGATGTGTTAAAAAATGTACATCTGGAAAAGTAAGAAATCCAGCCACAGGACAATGTATAAAAAGTTTAAAAAAACTAACATCAATGGTTAAAAAAGCGAATACACTATTAGCAACTAGAAATAATGGTCCAGCAAATAGAAATAATGGTCCAGCAAATAGAAATAATTTAAGGAGTAAAGTCGCATGGAATATATCAACAAATGGTGTTATGTTAGCACATACATATAGAGACCCTAAATCTGGTAAAATTAATAATCCACCTAAAGGTGTTCCAGCAGCTCCGGTTGGATGGTGGATGTCTGAAAAATTTGATGGTTATAGAGCTATATGGGATGGTGCTAAATTTGTATCTAGAGGAGGAAATGAATTTGTAACTCCAGCATGGTTTAGTGCTTGGTTGCCAAAAGGAGTACCATTAGATGGTGAATTATTTTTAGGGAGAGAATGTTTTGAAAAATGTGGTATATTTAGAAGAAAAGTTCCTGATGATGCTGAATGGAAATCATTAAAAGTAAAATATAATATTTTTGATGCTCCAACACTTAAAAAACCATTTGAAGAACGAGTTGCATATATTGATAAACTGGTTAAAGATAGTTGTAAAAAAAGTCGTGATTGTCCGCTTGTATCTGTTATACATACACGAATTAATTCTGAAGCAGAGATGACATCTAAATTAAAGACATTATTATCTAAAGGTGCTGAAGGACTTATGTTACGAGCTCCAAAAAGTCCTTATGATAGTAAACGTTCAAAATATTTATTAAAAGTAAAACCACAATTTGATTCAGAATGTAGAATAATTGGTCACAATCTTGGTTCTGGAAAATATAGTAATATGTTAGGAGCATTTCATTGTGAATGGAGAAATAAAGGTAATGTAGTTCAATTTGATATTTCTGGAATGAATGATGAAATACGAGAAAATTATGAAAGAACACACCCTATTGGAACTACTATAACATTTGGTTATTTAGGATTAACATCATCAAATAAACCAAGACATCCTTTTTATTTACGGAAAAGAGAAAAAGAATAATTAGTTTATATTTAAAAAAATAAAAATTTAATAATTATATGAATGACTATTTAAATACATTTTCTATTTTACTCAATATTTTCTGTTATTATTTATTTGTTTATATTGGATTAACATTAAATAGCAATTTTCAAAAATTTCAATATAAAAGACAACTCTATATGGTTAAAAATGTTGTAAAATCTATGGTACTAGCATATATTGGATTATTTGCAAGTTTCGATTTTTACAAATTTATAATAAATGATAATTTTGATATGGGTCTCGTTAAATATTATGCTTCATATTATGTATCAAATGATATAGTAGCATTATTAATAGTTCCCAATTTACCACAAACAACAAAAATACATCATCAAATAACTAGCTTTCTTTTATTATATACTTTAAATGTTGATTTTAATGATGTTAATAATGTTGGAAAACTATTATTTGTATATACTATATTATCTAGTTACACATTTTTAGTAAACTTGTATTTAGGAATAAGATTTTTAGAAAATAAAACTTCACAAATACATATTGATACCATAATAGAATATAATCGTATTTCCGCATATTATATTTATGCGTTATGCTGTTTTGTAAATTGGTCAATACATATAGTGACATACATGCATCGAATATATTACCAAATATTTAACATTCACTACTTTATATATGCAATATTACTATTTTTTATTATAAAAGATGACCTCATATTAATGAGTTGGTTAAAAAAAAAAAGTATTCAAAATGAGTGATTTAAGAATTATTAACTTTCAAATATTCTAATTCTAATGATATTTCTTTTGTAGATGGTTGTGGAAAATTAATAATATAACCATATTTAATTTCTGTTCCTTCTTTAGCTAATATATTAAAATATTTTTTAATTTGTGCAATCTCTTGTGCTTGAATTTTACGTTGTATCGCTTTTAATTCTAAAATAATATTGTAATCATGCATAAATATATCTATTCGTAATGATTCTAAATTATGAATTTTTCCTTTTGAATCCTCATATTTAACAATTATATTCATTTCTGTATCAATATTTAAACCTATACAATTTAATTCATAAACCAATGCTTTATGATATATTCGTTCATTATGTCCAATACCAATATTATTTAAAACTCTTTTTGCTGAACTTATAACAAGAATGTCAATATCTTCCATTATACATATATTAATATTGCGTTGTTTTTAATATATTATAATTTTATTAATTATAAAATAGTTACTAACACAACTATTACACTTCCATGATTTATTCTAAAATATTTATTAATTTACAAATATCATAAATAAATTTACAAGTCCCAAGGATAAACAACCCATTTATCATTTATATCTTCGCAACTAATATAATGCACATTAGGTAAATTACCTAGTTTTTCTTTTAATTTATTTTGTAATACAAATACACCTATTTTATTCGCATTATTTTCTTTCTTTAATCTTTTAACACAAAAATCTAATGTTTTTCGTGTATCGTCAACCTCATCAATAATTAATATTTTTTTATTTGATAAATCAAGATTTATCCATTGAATTATTTCAACATTATCTTTTATATGTGTATCATCATATAATGATAATGTAACAACATAAATAGGTTTTTTTATAAAGTTTCTTAGAATTCTTGCTGGAATAAGTCCACCTCCACCAATAGCAATAATATAATCTGGCTCATATTTTTTTATTCTATCAATGTTAGATTTAATTAAATTAGTAATATCATCATAACTATAGTGTATTTTTTCCATTATATAAATTATAAGTAAGTTGTATTTAAATAAATATATTTAATAATTATATGAAATTATATGACGATTATTTTGATGAATATATTCATTTATTTCCATCTTTAAATGATTATTTAAATTTAGATAAATATAAACATTTACAAAATAAATTAGAAAATACATTAGATCCATCACATGTTAAAAAACAAAAAGAATTTTATATGAAATATTGCATATTACTAGATAAAAAAAAACGTCATAGCATATATGATAAAACATTACTTTATATGTGCGATGAAGCATTAGAATCATACAAATATAATTTTGATTTAACTCCCATTTGTCATCAAGAAAATCTATTAGCTTATATTTTAGAAATGGCGAATGGTGAAGGGGTTTATATATTTAAATCCAAGCGTGATTATATTCATTTTATAGAAAAAATAGAAGTCTTTGGAGACATTGTAGATTCCATTATTACTAATATGAAAAAAGGAATAACAAAAAAATATACAATGCCAAAAATAATAGCAGATAAATTGTTAAACCAATTAAAGGAATTATTAAAAACTAAAACATATATTAATAAAAACGTTAAATCGAATTTAGGATTTAATTTTAATAAAGAATGTGAAAAAATATTTGTTCCAAATATTCAACGCCTAATAAAATTTATGAAAGATGACTACATTCCAAAATGTCGTACCAGTATTGGAATGTGTGGATTACCAAATGGATTAAAAGAATATAAATATTTAGTTAAATGTAACACAACACTAAAAAATATAAAAGTAGAAGAGATACATAATTATGGTATTCAAGAAGTACAAAGAATATATGATTTAATGCATCACATTAAAAATAAACTTGGATTTGAAGGAACTTTAATAGAATTTAACAAATATTTAAATAAAAGAAAAGACATGAATTTTAAATCAAAAGATGAATTATTACAAACTTACAAAAATCAATTAAAATCAATTAATCAAACTATAATGAAAACACAATTTTATGATAATGTCAAAAGCAAATGTGCTATTATACCAGTTCCATCTTATAATGAAAAATTCTCAGCGGAAGCCTATTATATGCCTGGAGATTTAGACATGAAACGTGAAGGTAAATTTTATATTAATCTTAGAAATATTAAAGAAAATAATATAATGGAAGTAGAATCATTAACATTGCATGAAGCAAATCCAGGACACCATTATCAACTAACATATGTAAATGAAAATCCAAAAATACCATTATTTATAAAAGTCGCTACAAATGATGCATATCAAGAAGGATGGGCGTTATATTGTGAAAATTTAGGAAAATATAAAACATATGAAAGCTATTATGGTAAATTAATGTTAGAAATGATTCGTGCTTTAAGATTAGTTGTCGATACTGGAATACACTATTATGGATGGTCATATAATAAAACTTTCAAATATTATCGAAAATACTGTTTTGAGTCTGATACACAAATCCATACTCAATTATTAAGATACATATCTATACCAACTCAAGCATTATCATATAAAATTGGTGAAAGAGTTTTATTAAATTTAAAAAAGAAGTATAAAGGTCGTGCTAAGGATTTTCATAAAAAGGTATTAGAACATGGTTCACTACCATTAGATATATTGATTAGTTTATTCTAGTTTTTTTATTATACATTATTAATATAATGAATATATTAAATCATCTACCAAAATCTATATCTAAACTTCACAAAGATATACTACCAGTTTTAGCAAAAGGTAGTTACATATATTCTTATGATAATAAAAAATATTTAGATTTAACATCAGGTATAGGTGCATTAAGTACTGGTCATAACCATCCAGATGTTATTAAAAAAGTTAAACATCAATTAGATGAGTATGTTCATATTCCACAACAAATATTTAAATCACATCCTATTCAAATAGAATTAACGCAGAAAATAATAGATACTATGAA